CGTGATTGGCACCAGTGTAACACTTGTAGATAGTTTTTCTGCCGCAGGTAATACCATGGTTACCTGGACCACAGTTAGCAAAGACACAAATAACACTCGATACAAAAAATCCACACTGGATTCCTTTAACGATGGATCTAGCATAAGCTTCACAGAGTCTGCAATCATTCGATCTGATTCTGCATACTCAGTTGCTACATTCACCAGCAATATTACCAATGGTACGATAAATCTCTGGGCCGCGGGCGACAGTGCATCAGTTACCGTTACCTATGAGCGACGAGTGCTAGGATCATTTAGCCCAACTGGTTATATCAATAACTTTGGTCCAATTGGCCCAGCTGGTAGTATTGCAGAAACCAGTAGTAACATCGTTACCACAGCAACCAGTGCCGCTACCAGCACCACAACCGGTGCTCTACAGGTAGCAGGTGGCGCAGGTATTGCTGGCAACTTGTATACAGGCGGCAATCTAGTGGTTGGTGCTAATCTGACTGTACTAGGAAATCTAATAGTCCAAGGCGAAGTCACAACCTTAAACACCACGATACTGGCAATTGAAGATTTGAACATCACCGTTGCTAAAGATGCAGTTTCGTCGGCAGCAGCTGATGGCGCTGGTATAACTGTGGGTGGCGCAGGAGCAACATTTAATTATGTTGCATCAACAGATGCCTGGACGTCTAACAAAAATATATACGCTTCTACTTTTTATACCGGTGGCGCCACCAAGTGGTCTGGCAACAGTGCGGTATATCGGTCAGGTATCAATTACACTCCATCAGCCACAGCACCTATCAATTCCAACTATGGTGACCAGTGGTATGACACCACAACAGACATTTTATACGAATGGCAAACAGCCGACGGAGTATACGGATTCTGGATTGACATTGGTAGCCTGGCTATCGTGGCCAATGCTAATCTATCGGCAACTACGTTTGCTTCAATTACCACCGGTAATATCTCAGCTGGTAATCTGTCTTTATCCGCTAACAGTTTCTTAAAATTGTCCACTTTTACAACGGCTAATTTATTAACAATTACCGGGCAAGTAGGATGGGTAACATCTATCAGCACCACTGGCAAATTGGTTTATTGGGACGTATCAAACACCAGATGGAGTTATGTAGCAGATGACACAGCAGTAGCGTGATCACAGTAAATACTAAAAAGGCGCAAGAATGGCATTTCCAACATCACCAGTTAACGGACAACAAGCTACAGTAAACGGCATCACCTATGTATACGTAAGTACCAAGAATGCCTGGAACAGGGCCACAGGATCTTTTTCAGTGATTGGTGATATTACTCTAGCCAATGTTTCGTATCAAGCAAATTCAGCTATTCCAAAAAGCTATGCTGACTCAATCGCAGTGATTTTTGGGGTCTAACAAGGTAAATACATCATGCAAAAAATAAAACAAATGTTTCGTAAAGACTATGCAGGTGAGCAGATAACAACCAGCATGACCTGGGAAAATAGCAAATGGAATCCTGCAAAAGAATTCATTTCAAACCGTATCGACAATCAACAAACTTCCAAACGTGCGGCAGTGATTGGTAACGGTAGCACTCGTGCTAATTATGAATTGTATCTGCTGAAAAATCATCGAGGTGGACCATTGGGATCTGGCGCATTACAGACCTATGGATGTAACGCATTCTACAGAGATTTTACTCCAACTTTTCTTGTTGCAACTGGAACAGAAATAGCTGAAGAAATTTCACAAACCAGTTATCCAGCTGACCATATTGTTTATGCAAATGCTGAAATTGTTGCTCGTTATCCCGGTATGTTCTATTTGATTCCACAAGACCTGCATTATAATTCGGGTGCTCTGGCAGCTTACCTGGCTTGTTTTGACGGACACGAAAAGGTGTACATGCTAGGATTTGATGGCAGTGCAGGCGCAAACCACAACAACAACATCTATGCAGGAACAAATGCATATGGTCCCAAGGATCAAGACTATGCTGATACCATGTGGGTCAAGACCCTAGATGCAATCATGGACGCATATCCTGGCACAGAATTTATTAGAGTGATGCCCAATGCAAGATACTATTGTCCAGGCACATGGTCTGCAAAATCTAACTTTAGACAAATAGCCTGGCAAGATTTTGCACTAGAAGCAGACCTATAATACTTTTTCTAGAGTGCGTATTTTTTCAACTACAGCACTAAATTTAAACGTTCTCCACACACCGGGATGCAACGGTTTAGGATAGTTATCCAGTGGCACCCAGCAGTAACCGTTATGCTCGTGATTTAGTACAGGAATAAACTCTTCTTCCACTGGAATCAAAAAAGTATGATACACAAATCGTTGATCTTCGCTGGTGAATTGCTCCAGCGGAATAACCTTGGAGTTGGATAGGTCAACTCCAATTTCTTCTGTGATTTCTCGGTGCAGTGCTGAGATTACAGTTTCAGGTTGATCCACTCCGCCACCAACTAACCCCCAGGAATTCTTATGACGCTTCTGTGTTCTAAGCAAGAACATGTACCTGTGAGACTGTTTGCTGTAGATCAGCGCACCGCAGCCTACTATAGGATCAGTGTCCATTTGCCCTCTCGATACACACCTTCATAGCTTCGAACCCATGTTTCTCCGTTCCAGTTAAACTGGACATTTGTATTTAAGTTAGTTACATAGCTCTCGTCAATATTACTTTGACTATCAAAAATCACACGCCAACGAGTGCCATCAAATTCAATTATGTCGTTGGCATTGGCTACCAGCGGATAGCCATTGACTGTCCATGCCACTGCGAACTCGGTGTTATCAGTTTCATTGATTGGGTTAAGGATCAGATATCGTGTTCCGGTGGCAACTTTATAGTTGCCGGTAGCCTTGTCAATCAGCAACTGATCTACGTTGACTTTAAAAGGATCAATGATTGCATTGATTGGTTTTAGTGAATTGGTTGGCAGTGTATCTATAAAAGGTTCAAACAAAAGTAGAGTATCGTCCACCGGATGGAACGCAATAGTACCTACAATTTCAGTTCCATTGGCCTGCTCTAGTCGAATCTCACTGGTACCGTTGTGCATAACCCCATATAGACTAACAAATGCTGGCCACGAGTCGGGCTTTCCAGATCGATATAAATCAAAATCTGGAGAATTTAAGTCATCGTTGCTAGATGCATCCAGCGCACCCGGGTGTGTTGCAATTTCGTCGTATTTGAGCAATTTCAGTGTATTGCCGGAAAAGAATATTCCGTAGCGCATGACATTCCATGCTCTGCGTGTTAGCAGTCGATCTGGATCTCCCAATGCGTCTAGATAGTCGTCTGCTGTTCTTGCCCCTGCATTTTCTCCAGCCCATACACTGGATATAACTTTTTGTACCACACCGAGCTTTTTCAATTTAGCAGGCGGACTGATCCANATTGGCAACTCAAATGTCATGGTAGCAATACTAACAGGATCTTCGGCACCAATTGGCACTGTCCTTGCGTCCCAGTTAACATCGGTCAGTAGAACCGCACTTAGACTGGTCCAGTCAATGTAGTTGTCGGTACTTTGTATTTCAAGACTAGGATTATACAGCGAAACAATCTGCTCTATTAACTGTAGCTTTTGCTCAGTGTTAGAAGTCCATATATCCAGCTTTAGTGTCAACAGGTAAGGAACAGGCATCATGCGTTCCACAGTAAATGCATCACCTTGTTCGCTGGTCGGCAATCCGGTGTCTGGATCAATGCGTCTCTGTCGCAGTTGCATCTTGCTAACATGAAACGGTTCCTGTACTCTTGCACGATCATATTGCAGTCCAGAAATATAAGCAGCCATAGCAGGCACAGTACTCATGGAATTTTCACTCATGCCTTTGAGAATGTGTGCAGCCTGTCTGCTTTGGTCACCATAGAAGCAGGGCACGGTCTGTAGTGCCAGCTTGTTAGTTGTGGCATCTGTGGTGCCAAATTGGACCTGAAAGTTACTGTTTAGGCGTATAAACTGTAATAAAAAACGCCTAATTTGGTTATCATAAAAGAATTGTACGGCCATTAGTTGTCTGCCTTAGGTGTTAGTGCTGTGCTCAAACTCACACGTTCATTTAGTGTATTACCTGCACTATCTTCGAATGTGGTAGCGTTGTTAACAAAGCCGGCACGTTGTGTTCTGTTGGTAGCTGCACCTGGAGTTAGATTAGTTCGTACAGCATCTTCAATCTTGACCCAGCGTTTGCCATCATATCTAAATAGTCTATTAGGCACAAAATCCAATCTCAAGAAATAATCACCGTTTTTAGAAGACTCCGGAAATGCAATACCCATACTCACGTCAAGTCCGTTAGGTCCTGCTCCGTCTCCTGACATGTAGCCTTGGACTTTTGCAACTGGGGCAGCAGGACCAGCACTGGCCTTGACTGGAGCAGTGGTTCTTAGGGTAATAACTTCACCACTGGTTACACTTATATTACTAGATATAATAATACCTGAGTTACCAATGATACCAGTTACAACAACACCATTAGCAGCCATGATTGTGGCGGTAGTGACTGTGGCTCCTACGATGGCAGCGCGAGCATTGCCCACCAGTATCCTGTTGGTGTTGGCTCTGTTACCAGTGGAGATCAAACTAACAATAGTAGCACCAGTTGTGTCAACATTGGCGTTGGTTGTGTCAGTGCCTAATGTTGAGCCAATTTGGCCATCAATGCTTCGATTAACAATATAAAGATTAGCAGTATTGTATCCTGATCGTGGAAGTTCTATTTCTGCCTGTGCAATCACTGCTTCATTTATATCCAGATACTTGTTGTAGGTGCTAACAATGTCGCTCAGTGGACTGGCGTTGGCATTGGCAGTGAACGGATCACTGTCAGCTGATATTTTATT